AGTATCTACTCCATCAACCTGACTCCTTTTAAACGTGCTAAAGCCTTCTCTTCCAGGCTCAGAAATGATTTTTACACCACTTACTTCTGCATTACTTAAAACCGACCCGGAAGAATACCCCGCTCGGGTATCGTCCTTATCGTAACCAAGGTAAGTATAATTTGTAGCAGAGGAAATAAAATCGTCCTCAGCACTAGCGTTTAAGTTGACTCTAGGGATTGTGTGTGCTGGGCTGTACTCCTGAGCTACCCTAGCGGTTTCGTATAGTGCATACTTAGAATCTGCCTCAAGTGTTGATTTTCTAAAATCGAAACTTGCTTCATCAAAATCCAGGAATATATGAGAGGATTTTCCATTCCAAAGACTAAGCAGATTCTTCTCATAATCAGAGATGCTGAACATAACCTCGTCATAGTTTGGTGGGTGCTGCACAGAACTGAAGAACATCAAGAACTCATTCAAAGATCCTATGTTACTATCGTCTGTCACCGCGCCACTAGTTATAAAGTCTCCTACAGAATCAGCAAAAGAAGGTTCGACTTTAAAACATTTAAGCCTGTCTACTAGTAGTTCCGCCAAAGGTTTAGTTACAGAAGAGTCCCTATAATACTTTACTTCCTCAAAGGGAGGCATGGGATAATTTTGTTTTCCTCTATAGTTAAAAAGGAACTCAGGATCACCCTCAAAAAGTAAGTAAGTTGGTCTCTGTAAACCAAGGGGGTGACGTTTACCCGTCATGTATACTCCCTCACCAAACGGCCCAGGGCCTATGGCTCGATCCCATAAAGCCACTTCTCCAAATTCTTGCGCTTGTCTTCGTAACGCTTGATACCCCGCACCATTCACGGGGTGTGCGTGCCAAGGTTTCATTTTAGTATCGCCAAGCACGGTATACAAATCACCTTTGGTCCCATCTTCATTCAGCACATAGAACCTAGGTAGGGGGAACTCTTTACCAAAAAATTTAAAGTTCTTCGGGAAAGCCGAAGCTAAATCTAATAGAATGCTATCCGTAGCTAACTTTATATTTTCTTCCAAGCTACTTGCGTTGTAGGTAGGAACTCCAGCCTTTTTCGCTATCTCAGGCGTCCAAGTCTTAAGGCTTTTGAATAAGGGCGAGCCTGTCCCCAGAGAATACCAGATAAGAAAAGGAACATAAGACTCCCACAAGGGAATTATCTTTCCTTCAAGATCTAATAAACTATTGACAACAATAGCGTTAAGTGCTGCCCTAAGAGCAGCCTCTGTTCCCGATTTTTTGTAGATATCAACCGCCACTCGAAGCTGATGTCTCCACTTCTCCGACTGATTTCCTCTAAGTTTATAACCGATCAAGTCCGCAATATATTCCAACTTATCTTGATCTGCATCCTCAATGTCGTAAATATATTTTATTTTTTCTACTTGATCAGAAATATCAGCAAAATGAAAACCCAACGCGGTTAATATTTTTCTGTACGGTCCATTGGATACTCTGTCTTCTAAGGTTAATTGAGCATCAATAAAATCATCAAAGGCTTCTTTTACTGTATAGTCCTGATTGTCAATAGATAAAGGGGAATAGATAACATCTAGTAAAGTAAGCAGATTATCTAACCTTTGTGTTCCGCTAGTGTATGTTGCAACCTCCCCAGAGCTAGAATCCAGTATTGCGTCTGCTGCGCCTGACAAGTAGTCTGCTGGAATATATTCTCCAAAGGAACAAGTTTCCACATTATTCCAAATATATTTTGTAAATCCTTTTATGCCATCAACAGTTTCTAGCTTTTGGCCTAAGTAAAGAGTGGAGAAGCTATCAACAACAAAAGAGGAAGGGGAATAAGAAAGATTACCTAAGCCAGAGGTGTTCAATAAGTAGAACCAACCTAGTGCATCTACAAGGTAGTTATGAATGCCGCTGGCGTCCTGGCTCCCGGTAAATGCGGAAAGCTCTGCCACATTACTTTCTATTGTTCCTGGGGTAGTTATTCCAGGAGGAACTAATTTAGGTAGGAGTGTGTCGGAAAGATAATCTCGGAACTCCGCGCTGGTATCAAAGTTAGAATAATTAACGGAAAGAGGAAGTAAAATCTTCTCCCTAAAACTTTGACTAGTAACTTTTGTTAAATTATTTTGTTTTACAAAATACTGAGATATTCCAGCTATGGAACTAAGCTGACTAGTTTGCGAGCCGGGGATAGAAGAAATAGGCAGAATTCCAGAAAAGTTATTTGCTATATCCAGATGGCTGTTTATAATTTTTGATAAAGGATTAAACTCCGTCCCACTAAGAGATAAATCCTCTTGGACATACACATTAGGAGTTAATAGCTCCAACAACTCTACGAAGTTAGACTTGTAGTATTTTCTTGTTATCAACCATCAGGCTAAGTATTCTACATTTATTATTAAGTTATTTAATTGGATAATCTCATTGAAATCAATTCTTATATCCTGGGCGACATTATCCAAAGTAGAGAACCTAACCTCATCTACCTCAAAGATCTGTCTATTTAAGTCAGCTACTATTAAATCCTCGCCAAACTCAGTATTATCTATGCTCATGTAGTTTAAAATTCTATTTCTAACTTTTGCTTTTATAGAGTCTTCATTTTCTTTTTGTTCTTGATCAATCCTAATGGTACAAATAAGATCAAGAGTTCTAATTAAGCCATCAACAACAACTATATCATCAGTCATCATTTTTTTCTCGTTCATGGCCTCTATTAATTGAGTTTTAAAGTTACTAGTGGCTCTTTGTAATTGAAAGTCTCCTGCTTTTTCTAGAACATAAATATCTATTGTGTTGGCAGAAGAGTATGCGTTTCTTGTTGCCGCTGTAGCTTTTCCTATAGTTCCGAAGGTGCTAATGAAACTGTTGGCAAAAGAAGAATAGTCACTTAGGGTTACTAACCTGTCTTGTCTTCTGAAGGTTAGCGGTGCATATTTTTTTGCGTGCTCAATCGTCTCTGCGTTAGCTCCTCCCGTAGCCTTGGAGGTGTTAGTTATGGTCCCTGCGTAGACATTGGTTCCACTTGTCGCTACAATAGAGGTGGCTATAGCCCTCTTTTCTAAGTTGCCTCTAGTACCGCCACCGACTCTATACGTTACTATGTACGATGCATTATCTGGAGGAGAAATACCCGCTACGCCTGTGCCAAAAACAATCGTGGCGTTATAAAATTCATCGTAAACCATCTCAAAAACCCTATCACTAGCTCCCGAAGCGAAATAAATGCTGTCAACTTCCGAGTAAGCTCCAGCAGAGTCATCATTAGGGGAAGTAACAAAGACCTCTATACTTCCCTCGACAACAGGCCCATCGGTGAGGGGGATTGTTTTTTGCCCCTCAGTAGCGGCAAACTCCCCAGTCTCAACAACCAAGGAACCCTCTTGCATAACTAAATTTTGAAATACGTTATTTTGTGTACCCAAACCTTCAGATACGGGAGACAAAACAATAGAAGCTCTATTTGTTGCCTGATCAACTACACCGTTAACTACTTTATATAAGGTGTATGCTACCTGAGCCCCATCCTCTGGGGAAGTGATCTCAAACACCCTTTGTTCGGGTGCGATAATTATAGAGTCAGCCGAGGTGAGGTCTTCATTTTCAAATATTACCTGAGCATCCGCTGCTGCGGATAAAGGACCTCTCATTCTAATGCCAATCAACTCTAAAAGTTTTTTTACACTATTTCTCTGCTTTGCTGTAGCTAAAAAGTTTTCATTAGCCAACATGTCAGCCTTCATGGACATAACTGCTCCCTGGTATGCTGCTAACTCTATAAACATCATACCCAAATCTGATTCCACAAAATACTTATACTCGTCAGGATAGACAGCCTTAACATAATCAATAAGAGAATCTCTTAAGGTTAGGAAGTCTGTGGCCGCAAAGTTTATTAAATCCACTCTTCTGTTAAGAGCTATAGGAGCCAACTTCATAAAGTCCGAAGTTATTGTACCAGAAAAATTCATTCTATTTTTGCCTCTATGTCAAATACTTGTAAGTCGTCTGTAGATAATCGAACAGTTAATATTACTCTTATCTGGTTTCCCCCCGCCGCGTCATACTCACCCGTCTCAAATACGCCTACCTTTAGCAGAGTAGCCCCCACAATATAATTAGAAAACGAAAAAGCAATAGTATCCCTTATTTCTTCAAATAGCTCCTGGGTTATTGGCTGAAAAAGAAATTTTCTTAGGTTGCATCCAAAATTAGGAAGCATCAGCCTCTCGCCTTTTTCTGTTCTAATTAATTGAGTTACTGCTTGAGTTATCAATTGTCTTCCGCTGTTCTTTTTTAAGAACCCACCGGAATCTCTTTCTTTTCCTATAGGAAAAGTTAGTCCATAAATCTCCTGACGCTTCGCTCTAGGAGCTTGCTCTTCATACTTTGTAGGACGAACCCCAAATCTCGTAACTGTAGTATTAGCTGCCATTAGATTTTAATATTTTTGAAGAAGCCTTTTTGAGCGTCAAAGTTCTTTTTTACTTCTCTACTATCTAGTGCTTTACCGTAAAATTTGAGGCTTCCCACATGGCCGCGAAGACCGCTCGTTATGCCTCCACGGTCTCCTCCTAGGAAGTTGCCCCGGTAAAACATTCCGTCAGTATATCCGCCTCCTACGATCCAGGGTGTATAAAAATCATACAGTAGAGGACCTTGTTTAAGTATCTGCGGTCCATCCACAGTTGTGGATGAATACTCAAAGCTATTAGGTTGTTTAAAGTTTGGTAGTGAGGGCGTTTGATATTCAGGTACACCAAACACTTCATTTATTGAAGAAGTAGCCACTAGCTCCCCATCTGCATACATTTTTACTGTATTTTCCTTCGGATCGCACGCTATCCCTACAAGAACAAACTGTGAAGACACATTCCCGAAAGCCGTTGCCGAGAGATCTACTTTCATCTTATGGAATATAGGGTAGTCTGCACACTCATCGCTGTTAACAAAAGATGCCGAGGATGCATCTTTTGATATCGTTGGGGCAATGAAAAAGCTAAGAGACGACACGGGATCATTATCAGCATTACTGTTACTGAAGCCTATGGGGTTCGATGACGTAGATAATTGCGTTATTCTTCTATCTCTGGTGAACCCGCAAAGCATACCTCTAACGAGTTGATCCCCCTTGTTATTCGGCAAGTAATCTAGGTCTCTTTCTTGGCCCATTCTGTCTAGATTAGAGAAACCTTCCTTGATTCCTACATTTTCTGAAGCTAGTAGCACCTTAGTTAAAGAAGAAGCCCCAGTGCTTAACCAGCCAGCCTCGCTATCTAAAATGTCCGGTACATGAACCCAGCACTCCATACTAAAGCCCGAAGGTGAGTAGGTTAAATTTTGATACTCTTTAGTATCAGGGAGCTTTAAGAAGCTTCCTAGCGCGGATGCCGCTGCGGTGTTTCCTGCGGTCCCCTTATTCTTAGTAATCCCTCCTAGATAAGGAATAGCTAATCCAGAAGCAAATATGGTCTGTCTTGAAGTGCCTACCAACTGTGCGTTGTTATAGTTATCATCCGTAGCGCAATTGGTCGAGGTAAAGTTCGTAGATGAAGGTAGCTCTAAGTTAGTGTCTAAGAAATTATAAATAGCAAATAATTTATCTGTAACGATGTTGTCCGTTAAAGAAAGTACCGTCGCATTCGTTTGGTCAGTAGACGAGGGAGAGTAAATAATACTACCTCTACCTATGGTCGGAACATTTAAATGCTCATAGCTGAGAGACCTTGGTTTCGGTGTGGACCTAACGAACTTGGGATTCAGGGGAAGAACTATTCCGTTTACTTCCGCCTGTTCAAAAACTAGAGCCCGCTGCTTTTCTAAATCAACCTGCAAATTATAATCAGCTAGGAAGGAGAAATCATTAATTGGAACATCGCCCGGAGGGAATATAGGCTGTGTCTCTCCACCATAAATTTGAGGAGCTTTTACAGCAACTTCAATCTGCTTCTTTCTTCTGTTTAGCTTGTCGTTGTGATTAGCTATTTCTGATATAATAAGTTGTTTTTGATTTAAAACAATGGAAGAGTCCTCTCCATGTTGTTCAATAAATACTTGGAGGTCGCCAGAAAGATCAAATACTAGTTTATCCCTCTGCTGCTTTATAACTTGTAAAAAATGATCTTGATCGTAATATACTGTGAGCCCTATGCTATCGTCAATTATGTTTGGATCAAATATATTATCAGCAAACTTATTTAGAGAATTTATATCTATCTTATCTCCCTTTCCACCTAGGTTAGGATCATAATTGTATTTCCACCTTTCCCCAACAGGGACAATACCAGAAATAGATGTGATGATTGGGTCTAAGCCCCCTGTCTGCGAATCGTAATATAATCCATCCTTAGTTAATATGTATTGACCTGTAACTGTTTCGGGAGGCCCAAACGTAAGTCTAAAAGTGTCCTCCTCAGAAAGTCCAGGATCAATAGAAGCAGAAGTATTAAGACCGCTCAACCCGAACTCTGAGTCATCTTTGAAGACAGGCTCTAGAGAAGGGTCATCTCTTCTGGCCTTGATAATACTATTTATTCTAGCTTCAAAAGCATCGACTCGGTTTACGAAGTCCTTAGCTGTATTAGCCGAAGCTATTCCCGCAGCATATTTGTTTTCAACTGCTGCTCTTCGCTCCTCCGGAGAAACCGTCCGGGCTGCATATCCGGGGTCTTTGGCACTCATGTAGTCGCCAAACTTACCTACACAATCAATAATTGCCTCGACTTGATCTATAGCAGCATTAAGGTTTTGGTAGATTTGTGCTCCGAAAGCGGTTAGTCCATTGATCAAAGATAGTATTTCACCGAGAGCGGTAAAATCAACTCCCAGCCACCCATCATCTAATTTAAATTGAAAGGTTCCTGTCTCAGTATCAAAGGTTATAATGCCTAAATCAAATTGTAGGATTCTAAATAATTTTTGAATAATCTCATTTGCTTTAGCTTTTCCTTGTTGTGCTGCTAAGTTCATAGAAATTAGCACCGGAGAAGGTAATAAGCTAAGAACATCAGAAGCCAAGTTAAGCATACAGCTAGGAACACCATACGCCATACCTAAAGCCTGTACAGGTCCAGCTCCCGTTTGGCCCTGTGCCGTAAGAAATGTATCTAAATCAAATGATGCCATACTAAAATACTCCTAAACCGAAATAGTCGTCTACCTTATATATGTCAGCAGGGTTAGTGTTCTCAACATATCTAGGCGAGTTAGGGACCGCAGCGGCTCCACCTGCTAGATTAACCACGCCCGACCCAGGTTCAATGTTTACTCCTCCAGGCCCAGTAGCTAGAGTCTCTATTGAAGTCCCTTGCGTAGACACTGGCCCCGCGCCTCCGTTGATAAAAACTCCTGCTGTAGCATTAATATCAATCGTTCCTCCTGGTCCAGTAGCATCAAGAACTATGGAGTTTGCTTGTAAAACAATAGATCCGTCAGGCCCCGCCGTGCCGATCTTAATAAACTGCCTAGCTCCACCCGGAGCTAAAGTCTCAATAAAAATTCTTCCCGTATACGGTGAATTAGCGAATAAATTAATATCCCCTCGATCACTTTGTATGTTAACATTTCCTGCCGTGGCTATTGGATTAGGTTCAGGAATTCCTGCAATCTTTCCCCAAGGGACGCCGTTAGCAGAATTAATAATGTTAAGCTCTCTTCCACCACCTAGAACCCTAACCTCCATATCTGACTCCCTACAAACATGAAGCTGAGGTCCGTTGGAGTCAATCTCAATAGAAGCTGCTCCCTTCTGAGGATTGTCTTGAGGGTTTTGTGTGAGAGTTATTGAAGCGTTGTTGCCGGAATCTAGTTTTATTGAATCTATTCCTGGGCTATCCGCCATTGTAATTTTTTTTCCGTTAGAAGAAGTAAGTTCAGTTTTTACTCCCATGATAGAAACTCCATCTTTGTCATCTGAAATCTCTAAGCCATGACCATGATTACCCTTGAATAGCATTTTATTAACTACCCCAGAAGTTTTAGCTATGTTAGGATCAACTCTTCCAAAAGGAGATGAGCTTTGTGCAGCCTCATCGGCTAAGATAGACTTCCCTCCTTCGACTTCTGAATTCTTAGGAGGAAGCTCTGGTTCAAACGTAGAGCCCATGTAGTACCATTTCAGAGTTCCCATAGGCTGACAAACCAGTATAGGCGTACCCACCTCAGGAACAGCAATTATACCCGCTTTAGCTCCACTTCCATAAGGACTTGTGTAACGAACCATTTCCTCTTGGCCGTCCTCTAACTTTGCTATAAAAGTTCCATCTTTACCTATAGCTGTCCTATCCTTTACCTCTGCTGACTTTATTATCGTTTGTTCTAACATAGTTATTCCTCCCGCTCCTGTTGGTTATCATAAAATTTTTGGGGTGTAGGGCCTCCATTAAACCACTCCAACCCATCTCCAAAATCATACCACCCTGCTTCAAGTATTTCTTTTACCCTCGGACCACCTGAATCTAACGGATTAACCAATAAAGGATTTTCATACCCAAGATCTAATGCCTCGTTAAACTCGGCTGGTCCTGTGACAATCTCTTCATATTCTGGTGTTTTCTCATTAGTCACAGGAGGCTTAGGAGGGTCAAGAATTTCTGAAGTAATGGGCACTTCAATTACTTCAGGGGCTTCTTCCTTTGGTTCTTCTGGGGTAACGAACAACTTATCCTCCACAGGTTCTAAATCTTCCGTAAGCACTTCTACTGTCTCAGGTGAACTTTCTAAGAACTCACGAATCTTATACTCATATGTCATTTCGTCACCCCCCGGAATTTCCTCTCCTCTGCCTTCATCCCCACCTCCTTGTCCTGTACCTACAGGGTCAAAGTTTCTTTTTGCTAAAACAAACTTTGAAGACGCTTCATTTTCTGATATCGTGTGAGCGTAACCAAGGATAGAATATACTCCAGTTAGATAATTATTAAATCTAGTCCTATTAGGATAAACTTGATTCATCATCGGAGCGTCTTGAGAAAAAAGAACAATAGGAGAGTTTAAATATTCTGTTTTGCTACTAATAAAAAACATGGGTAACGACTGTAACGTAACTCGAACTGTTTTCTTACTAAGCTCATTTGCCATATTAACTATAAGTTCGCCTGGGTTAGCGTTTACCCTTTGACTGATTTTTAGTGTTAGCTCTTCGTCACTTCTTAGTTTTTCTATATAATCTTTTACTATTTTTGCTATCTGTACATTTGTTTTTATTTTGTTATCGTATCTAAA